TTTTTACGCTTTCTGCGTACCTTAATTAATTCTTCATACGTTATCCACTCTTGCCCTGTGTATTTAGGTGCTTTACATATCCACGTGAGTGGTACTTCTCTGTTTTGATATCTGAATATCTTCGCTTTCAACTTCGCTACTTCTGTTGGCATACCTTTTACGTCTATCACTTCAAGCAGCTTGTTATTTTTCCATAATGCAAAGTCGGCTATATATTCTGTTTTACGTTGGTTATCAAACTTAGGTATCAACTCATATCTAGGTTGTAATTCTATATGATCATATTCATTTCCCAAGTTACGTTCTAAATGCTGGTAGAAGTCACATTCAATTTTGCTATCGAACACGACACCTTTATATTCAACTTTTTTAGAATTGTATTTACTCAAAGTTCCACCTCAAAATAATAATTCGTTAATTGTCATTTGTTGTTGCAGTTCTTCTTTTCTGAACAACTTGTGCTTACGTTTTAATTTTTCTAACTCATCTTTCGTTACTGTTCCTGAGAATGTGTTTCTAAAGTGTATGCCTGCATAGTTACCTAGTTTGAATGTATCTTCTCCTAACGGCGTTACACTGCACATCTTCCAACCGTCAATCTGATATAACGTATATTGCTTTTTAAGTCCGTCGATAAGTCCCATTAGGACACCTCCGTTATTGCCTGTCTGTTGCCTTTTTCTTCTAGCTTGTCATTAATTAACTTGATGAGTGCAGCTTGATTCCCACTGCACCAATCAATCATTTTTTGAGCATACACATCGGAACACTCAAGTATTTGCATAACATTCTCTTTCGTTACCATGCGTCACGCTCCCTGTAATCATCGCCTAATACCTTTACGGTTCTAGCGTTATGTTTCATTCTTGAATTGATCCGTTGCCAATTCATGTTTTGATTAAGTTCTTTATCACTAAAGTTAGTAGTAAAGATGTTATTCTTGCCAACTCTGTTATCTACAATGCTAAATAGCTTGTTTAATGTGTGTTCAGTGTTCTCTACACCTATATCGTCGAGTACCAATAAATCTATGTTGCTTAGTAGTTGTACAAGTTCATCTGTTGTTTCTGCAGCATTCTTGTTATATGTCGCTTTAATACGCTCCATTAACATTGGAATGTGCATAAAAGCCACTGAATGTCCTTCGTTTTTAATTGCTTTAGCAATGGCATACGCTATATGGCTTTTTCCGGTACCATATGAGCCTTGTAAGATTAAAGACTTGGGTTTATCCACCGAGAATGTTTTAACGTACTCTATGGCTGTTTTTTTGGCTTGTACTTGATGTTCGTTTTGTGGTTGGTAACTGTTAACTGTTGCATCACGTAAAGACGCATTCACATTAGATTGGTTAAAGATACGATTGAGATACTTCTCTTTTCTTGCTGCTCTTTCTTTTTTTCCTATTTCAATCAATTCACAGTCACAACCATGTCTAAACTCATGTCCATTACTAAACTTGTAATAGTCGTAGGTGTTTCCACACTTATTACATTTAAGGTTGTGTTGTTCTTCTATGATGTTTTTACTAGGTTTGATATTTCTAGCTAAACTCTCCATTGATTGCATTTATAATCACTCCTAGTCCCAATAACTCTCGTCATACTTCATTCTTTCTAGTTGATCCATGCCACTAGGTTGTAATTCTTGGTTGAGGTAACCCTCAAACTTAGTTCCGAATAACGTTTCAGGTCTTAGGTACTTCTCCATATTTGTGCCTTTCCACTCGGCAACTTTGTTATCTATAACTCTTTTAAAGTCATCTAGCGAAAAACCTTCATCAGTTCTTGATCGTATGACTGTTTGATTCTTCTTAGTAGTAGATTTGTAATTCTTACCTGTTTGTTGGTTAAGGTAGTCGATTACATCTTTGTAAGGATACGCAGTCGACGAAGGAGACAATATATTATTGTTAGTAATCTCTGTAGTAATCTCTGTAGTAATCTCTGTTAAAGATTTTTGAGTTTCTTTACTATCCATTGTTAAGTATGTTGACTTTCCATTGTTAAGAAACTTAACAATCCATTGTGAAGTAACTTTACTATCGACTTTATAATGGACTGTAGGCGCCCCATTCGCCTTTTTTAAAGCAGTTTCTACAATCCCCATACTTTTCAATTTTTTTATTGAGCGCATTACTTGGTATTTAGATAAATATATTTCGTCTTCCCATTCTTTATAAGATTTGTAAAAGTAACCATCTTTTCTATGGGTTCTATCCGACCAATAAATCAATTGGTTAAGTAATGCAGCAGTTGGATAATCTTCAGTGATTTTCAAATAAATAGCAGGTATAGGGATAATATTGTTTTGTCCACTGAATTGTGTGATTATTGAAGAAATGTAATCTCTATTGTTCATTTTTTCACTCCCCGTACAATAGCCATTCAGGTGTTGTTTTGAATATGAATGCTATCAATTTTATTTTTTCAAGATTAGGAATTCTTTTACCTTCTTCCCATTGTTTTATGGAGAAAGGAGATACATACAAGATTGCAGCGAATTCGTTTATATCAAAATTTCTTTGTAATCTTATTTGCTTGATTCTATGAGCAATTTCTTTTTTATTTTCTTTAGTTATTACTCTCGAATTCATTTTTAGATCCTTTCAGCATGGCATTTAATTTACTGTCAACTTTTATCCAGCTATCTTGTAAGATATATTTTTCATCAAAAGACTTAACGCCTATGTTGTGCTGTTCTTGGTGGTGTCGTCTGCATAAAGCCAACACTTCATAATCGTAATGCTGCATCTTCTTACGGTTAGCACCACGTCCTATTGCATAGTGATGTGCAAGGTCAGCGTTTGATTCCCCACATAGTACACAGTTTCGATTGATCGTCGCCCAGTACAACATAGCTTTATCTCCACTTAGCAATTTGCTCGTTTCTACTCTCATTGGTATTTGGTGATGGAACATAAAAGCTATAATCAACTCTATTAATTCACTCGCTATTCTCATTGAACAGTCACGTAAACTTATTTCTTCGTAACCATTCATAATTTCAAGTTCTGCTTGAAACCTTTTCCTTAGTGATTCCACAGGTTCTCCCCAGTGCAACTCAATATCTCTACATAATGCAAAAATCTTTTTACGTTGTTCTATTGATAATTTTTTGTTATCAGGTACTTCAACTTCTGCAATGAGTGAGTAACCATTTTCTAATAAGTCGATATGACTTTGTTCTAATTCAACACCAGTAGCAACGACGGAATAAGTACCGTCGTTATCTCTCTGGTATCTTGTAATACGTTGCATTTAAATCAACTTCTCTACTTTGAAATAATTTCCGTTAATGTCTGTTAACTGTTTATGACCAGCTTTTAACCTATCGCTAACATATCCATGACACCTTCCTAAAAATTTTGAAGCTCTTGTCATGCTTATGAATTCATATTCGATACCTAAGTGGTTCGTTAGTTTCACAGCCATATTGCTAGTATTAAGACCATTTTCAAACGCGTGATTAGTATTTTCTTTATAAGTACACCATTCAAGATTTTCAACGTTATTATTTTTAGGATTACCGTCTATATGGTTAATACACTCTTTTCCTTTAACAGCTGGTATGAAAGCAAAAGCTACTAATCTATGCACTAAGAAATCTTTAGGTTTACCGTCTTTCCAAAGGGATACTCTTACATCTCTACCATTTGGAGTTTTGTCTTTTAAATAGCGCTGTTGCCAATGTCGCCATTTTTGGTAACGATTAGACCAACTAACTTTATCTTTATGAGTTCTTACTTGTCCTTTATTGCTAACTTCATAAATACCTTCGTAACCTACAACATCTTTCCAAATTTCAGTCATTTAATCACCTTATTAAAACGGGAGATCTTCCGAACTAATATCAATCGGTCCATTAGCATTGCCGAATGGGTTTGATTGTTGGCTCATTGGCGTTTGTTGTCCACTAGCTTGTTGCTCACGTTGTTTCATTTCATCTGTTTTAGGTTCAGGTTTATTTACAATTTCGTCACCCTTGTTCCAAGTTTTTACAAAAGATAATCTGACAAAATATCTGCCTTGATCTTCGTTGAATTTATTTTTAAGTACGATTGTTCCCATTTTGTTAATTAATCTGTCTGTATCGAAAGTTAAATCAGGTAAGTTAAGTTGAATTCCTAATCTACTTAATAATTCAATGTATTGTCTTTCTTGGAAATCTTGTTGGAATGGTGGTACGAATTGATTGTGTTTGTATTGTTTACCTTCGTTGTTTTCAAATACGATTGTGAAATATCTTCCTTCTTTGTCGTTAAATTCAACATCTTTAACTTTTACTGTGAATTCGCCTGCTCCTAAGAAGTCTCCACCTTTCATAAATGCTTCTTGATTAGTTTCTTTAGTGTATTGTGCTTGTCCTGTAATTTTCATAATTTTATACCGTCCTTTTAATTAATTTTTAGTTTCCATTTCTAATTGCTTCTACTACGTCTGTAATGCTAGGGTTTGTAAATTTCTTATCATTAATTTTTATATTGCTTGCATGTCTGATTTTTGTTTCAAACAAGTTAGAGGGTTCAGCATTAAGTACATATTCATATGACTTTTGGCCGTTTTCCTCATGTTCTTCGATAGTCATTCTTGCTAGAACATCTGATTGACTTACAACCGCTTTTCTTATTTGATCTTGTGCTTCAATCGTGATAGTGGGATTAATCGTGCTGCCTTCATCGTCTTTATCTTTGTTGATACCTTCATGACCGCTTATTGCTAAATGAAATTGATATTGTTCTTGTAACTTAGAAACGTATCTGTACATATGCACAATGCGTGTCGCACATTCTCCCCAATCATTAAATGTCGGTTTCTTAGTCTTACCATTCATGATGTCGTCTATAGTGATGTCACGAAGTTTTTGTATCGTTTCGATTACTACGACATCGATTTTCTTTCCGTTATCTCTAAGCTTTTCGATGATTTGAGGTAACATTTTTATTACATAAGCAAAATGTTTATAATTTTTTACTTGTACAACTGCACCATCTTCTGTAACTGTTGTTCCATCTTCATTAATATCAAGCACAAGTGCGTTGTTATCTTTTGTTAAAAAGGTTGTTTTACCTGTACCGAATTTTCCGTAGATAGCGAATTTATAAAACTTATTAGCATTTTGTTTGCTGATATCTTTAACCCCTAGTTGAGCTAGGATATCTTGCTCTTGCTTTTCTTCAGTCATACTCAACCTCCTCATATTCAGTTGTTTCAGTTACTTTCTTTTTAATTGCTCTGTGCTTAGTCATGTCGATACTCACATCTTCTAGTCCTGCAAATTCTCTTGCTCTCCGTCTATCTCTTGAATAAGAAGTATCTTCTTCGTTGTTAGGTTTATTAGTGATATACAAGTCGAAAGGAGCGTCTTTCAGTTTAATTAGGTATGTCACTGTTTCTTTCAATACCAATCACTCCTTTATGCAGCATGTCGATTGTTCTATCCATGACTTTGATTGTTTCGTTTTGCGTTTCGCATGATTCTATAGCTTTTCTGAAATCTTTTCTAAGTTCGAAATATTTTTCGCACATATCTTCGTAACGTTTGTTTAAAAAGTCGTAGTCACTTTGCAAGAAATCTAAATCTATTTGGCTTTTGATTAATTGAGAATATTCTTCTCTAGTCAACTTGACTGTAATTATCTCTTGCATTTTCTCTCCTCCACTTGTATATTTAAGTTGTATATTTTTATAAATTTTCGATTTTAGACTGTTACTTGTTGGCGCAAGTTTCAGTCTTTTTTGTTATCTCAAGCCACTTCTCCCAGAAGAATGTGCTAAAGATTAGCGTTAACATCGCAATTCCTAATACTGTTGTGAAACCACCTCCTAAAAGTAATGTGATGATCATTGCGATAAACATAGTCATGTAACTTAGTAAGTACTTCATTTATCATCCTCTTCTTTCATTTTTAAAAGTTTTTCGATATATCCTCTCTCTAATGCGAAATCAAATAACATTTGTTGAATATGTTCGGGCATTGCAACCACTCCTTTTACTGACCGTTTTCAATCTTTGTTTCTAATTGTTTAATTCTGTACAACGTAGCTTGTGACGGGAACCAGTTAGCAACCATTGAGATAACATCATCGAAGTGTTTTTGTCTTACGTTTGTTCTTGATGTTGCGCCTGTCATCTTTTTAACTTCTGAATTGATATCTCGGAATAATTCACTGCGCTGTTTTTGATTTGTAATTGCATGTATCTTTTGGATATGAGCAACTCGTTGATTAATTGTTCTGGATAACAAGTTGTAATCTCCTGTATCTAACTTTTGGTTTTCTCTTAAGTCGATTACATCTGATTTTACTGTTGCAATTTCTTCTTTAGTTTGTTTTTGTGCGTCGAACATAAGTTGTAATGCGTCCATTGGATCACTAGGAACTTGATAAGAACCTGTTTTACGAATAGATGGTAATACTTCGTTAGTTATCCAACGTTTAAAAGCTTTCGCTTTTTCTTTAATACTTCTATTGTTGCTTTGTCGTGCTGCGTCGATGACTAATGTGTATAAACCAGATTCATTTATTAAAGAAGCTTTTTGATATCTTCCGGTGCGGTCCTGAATTGGGACTACACGAATATCTTCTTTATCGATATGATCTTGTATTGCTTTCGCTCCTCTTGAGTAACCTAAGATGTCAGCAACATCTTTCCCTACAAAGTAAGGTTCGTCGTCTATGGATAACGTCCTTACTGGTAATTCTTCAAAATTGAATGTTTGTAATTCGTTCACTTTTAATTCCTCCTTTAAGTTGTTTGTGGCTCTCGTTTCATTTTTGAGACATTGTGATTAAAAAAATAATCATCCATACTAATATCTAAAACATCGCAAATCGCACTTGCTTCATCAATAGTAAAATTGCTTTTGTTTTTATTAATCTTTTGACTAAAGCGTGCAGGATTCATACCAATCATGTTAGCGACATCTTTATGAGAATACTTACTCTCATCAATGAAATTTCGTAAATCTTGATATCTCTTTTTATTCATGTTTTTATCACCTCTTTCGTCTCATTTATGAGATTACACTAATTACTATACAAGGCGACTGTTTCGTTGTCAACGAATAAATTTCATTTTTGAGAAATAAATTTGTAAAATGTGTTGCAAATATGAGAACAAACTTATATAATAAGTTTGTAAAAAACAAACAAGGAGTAAAAACATGACTAATTTCTCAGACAACCTTAGTAAATTAAGAAAATCACGTGACTTATCATTAAAAGAATTGAGTGACAGACTTAATGCAAAATATGAAGTTAAATTTTCAAAAGCATCAATAGATCGATGGGAAAAAGGTATTACTAGCCCTTCTATGGAACATGCTAGCGCGTTATCGGATTACTTTAACGTATCTTTGGATGAGTTAAGTGGAAGAAAAGAAATGAAAATCGAGGAACCTCAAACACTAGCTGCGCATTTAGAAGGCGAGCTAAAAAAGGAGGATGTGGACTATATTTTAAGTTTGATTGATAGATTTAAAAATGAAGATAAATAAAGGGATTGATTTTATTGTCACATTACGAAGAATTACTTACTAGGAATGAACACATTAAAATTAAAGACACACACTCGTTACCTAATGGCTATAGCGGTTTTTATAAAGATGGAGTAATACTTATCGATAAAAACCTGTCAGAAAGACGTAAAGCCGAAGTATTATACGAAGAACTAGCACACCATAAACTTACATATGGAAACATCTTAGATCAATCTAAATTCAACAACCGTAAATTTGAAAACTACGCTAGGCGTTACGGGTATGAAGCTGCCCTACCTTTGCGCATTATTGTGGAGGCGCATAACTATGGTGTTAGTAACTTATATGAATTAGCTGAATATGTTCAATTAAGCGAAGAATATATAGCAGAAATATTGAAACATTACAAAAATAAATATGGTATTGGAACTCACTACGGCGAATACTTAATTACATTTGATCCGTTAAGAGTTTTTAAATATAAAGAAATATAAAAAAAGGAGAAATGTAAAATGAAAAAGGTTATATTTTTTATTTTAAGTTGTTTGTTGGTACTAGGAGCATGTAGTAATAGTGGTAATAAAAGTACTACCGTTAGCGAAAATAAACCTCAATTTAAAAATGATACATTAGTATTAGATCAAGCTGTTTTATATATTAAAGACGCGTTTGTTATTAAAGATAAAGAATCTGAAAACAAAGAAATTGCTATCAAATATGAGGTTAAGAATAAAACTAACAAAGAAGAAATAACACCGTCTAGCGTATGGACTGCAGGCGTGACAGTTAAACAAGATGAAGGAAGTACAGAAAGCGAATTAGACACAGGTATGACAGTTGTAGATAATGGTAAATATAAAGAATGGTTAGAACATTATAACGATACAATTAAAAAGGGCAAAAAAGCTAAAGGTTTAGCTACTTATCAATTGAAAAACGACAATAAAGTAGTATTACATTTCTCTAAAGGTATTGGTGGAGATAAATTAGGTACTAAAGAATATGACTTATCTAAACTTAAAACTGTTGATTATTCATCAAACGAAGATTTAGAAAACACTTATCAAGAATCTTCTGCAAATGAAAACAATACAGATAACAACCAGTCTAGCGAAGTTGCTAATAATACTGAAAGTAAAGACACAAACACTAACGTACAAAGTAACACTCAAAAACAAGGAAATACTAATAAAGAACAAACACAACAATCTGCACCTAGAGAACATAGTGGTGGACACCCTTCTGCTTTCGGTGGCGGAGATGTTCCTGTAGGTACTGAAAAAGTTGATGATCAAGGAGAAAGTTATATAGACGCAACAGGTGAATAAAAAAACGGGTAGCATGCCTACCCTTATTATTTTTTTACTTTTTTAGGGGGTGATGAATTATGAACGTAGCTATTTACGTTCGTGTCAGGTCAGTACATTAGAACAAAAAGAGCACGGTTATTCTATTGAAGAACAAGAAAGGAAGCTTAAATCATTTTGTGAAATAAATGACTGGAGTGTATCAGACGTATTTATTGACGCTGGTTTCTCTGGTGCTAAACGTGAACGACCAGAATTACAACGTATGATGAATGATATTAAACGGTTTGATTTAGTTTTAGTGTATAAGTTAGATAGGCTTACACGTAATGTACGTGATCTACTTGATTTATTAGAGGTATTCGAACAGAATAACGTAGCATTCAGAAGTGCTACTGAAGTTTATGATACATCTACAGCTATGGGTAGACTGTTTGTTACGTTAGTTGGTGCTATGGCAGAGTGGGAAAGAGAAACCATTAGAGAGCGTGTTATGATGGGTAAACGCGCAGCGATTAAACAAGGTATGATACTCACACCACCACCCTTTTATTATGATCGTGTAGATAACACTTACATTCCTAATGATTATAAAAAAGTAGTTTTATGGGCATACGACGAAGTGATGAAAGGTAATAGTTCAAAAGCTATAGCTAGAAAATTAAACGATTCAGATATACCACCTCCTAATGGCAAAAGGTGGGAAGATAGAACAATAACGAGAGCGCTAAGAAGTCCTATAACAAGAGGTCATTATACTTGGGGAGATGTATTTATAGAAAACTCTCACGAGCCTATTATTACCGAAAAAATGTATCAACAAATAAAAGAAAGGCTAGAAGAACGAATCAATACAAAAATAGTCAGTCACGTATCAGTGTTCAGAGGTAAATTTATTTGCCCGAGATGTGGTGGCACATTAACAATGAACACAGCAACAAGAAAGAGAAAGAAAGGGTATGTTACTTATAAAACATATTATTGCAACACATGTAAGACTAAAAAACAAAGTTTCGGTTTTTCAGAGAATGAAGCATTGAGAGTGTTTCGTGATTACCTATCTAAACTAGACTTAGATAAATATGAAGTAAAGACAAAACAAAAAGACGATGTCGTTACTATTGATATAGACAAAATCATGGAACAACGTAAAAGGTATCATAAATTATATGCTAAAGGGTTAATGCAAGAAGAAGAATTATTTGAATTGATTAAAGAAACAGACGAAACAATAGCAGAATATGAAAAGCAAAAAGAATTAGTACCCAGAAAATCACTAGATATAGATAAGATAAAAAAATTTAAAAATGCATTATTGGAATCATGGAAAATATTCTCTTTGGAAGATAAAGCAGATTTTATTAAAATGGCTATTAAATCTATTGACATAGATTATGTAAAACTTAAAAACAGGCATTCTATCAAAATAAATGATATAGAATTTTATTAACTTATGTACGGAAGTATAGACACTCG